CAAGCTAGAAAAAACATTTTGTGGGATGATGACAGGTCATGATTGTAGAGTTGATGAGCTAAAGATGTGCTGGCTTGATATGACTAACTCCCAAAGGAGTGCTCATCGAAAGAAAATGAAAGTTAGATACGAAAGTTATAAATTAAGTAGGGGGTAGATCTAATTGTATTTCTCTTCTTCTTTCTAATTTTCTCTTATACCTATCCATTACCGCAGAAATTCCTATATCTTCATATGTAAGGCTTTTTTCTGGGTAGGCACTATTCCACTCTTTTAAAATCTTTATAGCTTCTCGTTTATTCCTAATTATCAAGGCATCTAATATTCTATTTTTTATAACCCCCCTGCGAAAGGTTAAATATGAATCTCTTTGTTGATCAGTTTGAAATCTTCTCCCAACTCTAGTGGGAAACGCACCAAAAATACGAGAAACCCTAGATGGGGCCCGCTTAATTGCTGCGTCTAAGCCAAACTCTCCCGACTCTTGCCAAAATCTAATCGTCGTATCATATATTTTTTCAACATCAGAAAGTACCGCTGGTTTAGCTAAAAACTCCATAGCGTGGAGCTTGTCTTCCGCACCTATTATATCTGAAACGAGACCAAAGGCACCAGCGGAAGCTACTGTATTCAATATTTCGCCAACACTAACTTCGTTTTTTAATTTTTTTATCCCAGAAGACAGTCCATCGTCATAATCAAATCTGAGTGAATAATTTTCGTTATATACATCCTCCCCTGACATCACTCTTGTGATAAGCTGCTTTGCTGTATTCATAAACAGACCCCCAGCAAAGCCCCCAGCCACTAATCTTAATACAGGTAATGGGTTTTTATACTCAACCCACTCTTTTCTTAGGGTTTCAGAAATCCAATTAGCCTGTTTATATCCAAATCTTTTAAATAGCACAAAAGGCCTAAACCTTGGGTCATTAAAAAACAAAGGATCGTTCAATATATTCTGCTGTAGCTGTGAATCTCTAGCGAACTCATACATTGCCCTTGTAATTTTTTTCTGTGTTCCCGCTGATGTGTTTTCCAAGTTTAGGTTACTTTTCTCTGTCAGCCCATGTTTTTTAAGCTCTGTCCTAGCCCTCTCTCTTCCCACTCTAGTCTTTCCCATAATTTTACCGCCCTTGGCTATCTGCTGTTGCTTTAAAAGGTACTCATACATAGTGGCAGCTGCGCTGTTATAATTCCATTTGTTAATACCCTTAAACCCAAGATATGTAGTAGTGGCATTAGCAAATTTCCCAAACATTCCTATTTCTGTATAGTCAGACCCAAATATTTGCTTAAGGATATCCATATTATTATACCCGATCCTTTTTTCTATCATTTTTCTATATTTGGAATCGGTTTTAAATTTTTTCATTCCATTAATCATTGGTCCATATCCTAAAGCTACAGCGGTAGAGATAAACGGTTGAGTTAGGTTTACGACAGCACCAAAGCCCAAACCAATTTTTGTTGCCACCTGAAATTGAGTCATGTTATTCCATGCATTTTTCCAATATGGGGTGTAATTAAAGCTAGGATCTGTTTCTATGTTCCCCGTAAAGGATGAAAAAGCTTTATCTAATATATCTGCCTCTCCATGTCTATTCTGCTCTCTAAGCATTTCTAGGGCTGCTCCTATTCTCTCATTCTTTTTACCAAAATTCTCAACAGCTGCTTTCCTTTTTGAATATTGGGATGCATATCTTGCCATTAATTTACCAACATTCTTTTCAAGGAATTCAGATGGTAAATCTAATACTCGTGCCTTCTCTAGATTATAAGCAATGTCATACCGCAAAGACCATCCTTCGGTCTTTAACTTGTTAAAAGCTTGCATTGCTTGATGGGGAGAGCCCTGGAACTGCCTCATTATATGCTGAAAAGACTTTACTGTCTCTGGAGCCGCTCTCGATGGCCCAATTTGATTTCCGTCCTTATCCAGCCCTAAAAATTTCCTTATAATACCCTCTACTTCTGTTGGGTTTTTTGGATTTAATGAAAATAAATCTCTTTGATAGTCTCTGTTATTATGTATTATTGATTCAATATCTTTTCTTATAATCTCCAAAACCTCAGTCTTATAAAGTTGTGGCATATAATTTTCTTTATATTTTTGTACAGGGATGCCCGCCTCTTTGGCTTTAACGTACATTGCATCCAAGGTATTTCTTAAACTAGCAGGGTTTACTCCGCCAATGTCAATATCTACAACTTTACCCGTCTTTACTTCTATAAGCTTTCCGTCTTTAAGCTCTAAGCCTCTACCCCCTTTGTGCTTCTCACTTGTCATTATATCATATAAGTTAGTGTATTGCTCTGGGGTTGGTCCTTTTTTACCACCGATTCCTGCTTTTTCAAAAGAATTCAAAACAATACTTAGTTCGTGGTGAGCGGTAAAATCAGCCTGTAACATTTTTTCTTTTGAATATTGACTAAATGGATGCGTTAATCTGTTCTTAACCTGTCTGAAGCCAGTTAATATATTATAAAGAGGTTCAGGGAGCCTTTCTTTTAATATTCCATCTCTATGAATATCTACTAATGAACTTCTAAAAGCTGGATCTGTAGACTTATCTTTTACAAAGGTTGATATAAATTCTTTTCTTTTGTAGTGCTCATACAGTGCTCTATGTTGCTGATTATTTATAGGTCCCGCTTCTGGAATGCCTATTTTTTTTAAGTCAGCCTGATGGGTCTTATCTGATACTTTAAGTTTCTTTTTAATTGAAGACCACCCATCAGCTAGGGATTGCTTTATGCTTTTGCCTGGGGTTATTGGATCTGTTTCTCGTGTGTACCGATCCAAAAAATCTCTCTTTGACATCTTTTTCTTTTGTCCAGGCTTCCATAAAGTTCCAGCCGATTTTGGACCCGCCCCTACCTCTGTAATAGTAAAGGTGACCTCGTTTGGAGTTTTAATAACCCCGCCAATATCTGTATAATCACCTTTTTTTGCTCTGCCTTGCGGTTTAACTTTAAAATCTGTGGGGGTCTCATAAAAATCCTTAGCGGTAATTTTTACTTTTGTTCCAGTGGATGGATCTATCCACACCTCTTCACCAATATTGGCCTGAGATATTTTGTCGTAATATTCTCCTGCACCTTTTCTTTTTTCTGCTCGAACTTTTTGAGGAGATATAGCGTCCATTTCTTTCTGTCTGTGTTTATCCGCTATGTCTTTACGAAGTTTAAAAAGACCTTTTGATGCCCCCAATCCACCAACTACTCCCGCTGCGTGAATCCATTCCTCTGCTCTGGGAAGTCTAAATTCGCCTCTCATTGCATCCTCTATTGTTGGGATAGATCCGAACGCTGCTATTTCTATTCCTTTATCGCCTCCAATGGCGGCAAAGTCTTGAGTCCTAGGTGATAATTTTACTGTTGCTTTTCTTCCAGCCATTCTTCCTAACTGGCCCAAACCACCAGTAACAGCTCCTATAGCCGCTCCATGGACAGACCCCTTGCCAAACCCATATGCAAATGATTTTGTTGCATCTGCCAATCCTTGAATGTGGTCTTTATCTCTATCTTGCAGTACCTGTAACTCAGCACTTTGAAGACCTGAATAAAATCCAAAACCTCCCGCTCCTACGGCCGCTCTCATCTGCATTTTCCCCGCATCTGAGGCAAGTCCAGCCGCCGCTCTTATTTGAGCTCTCCCAGCATTCGCCGCCGCATCCTTCATCCCCGCCTCTGTCATTTCTGCGACAATATGTTTTGGGAGGTTCGTCTGCCTTAAGGCGAGTTGAGCGGCTTTAGTCCCATATTTATTTAAAGCTTTTGCGGCTATACCTCCCCCAGTTGCCATTGCTAAAATATCTGTGGGGGTAATAAAGCTAGAGATAGTAGCCATAATATCTCTAAACATTCCAGGGTTGTATTGGGGATCTATTTCAAAGAATTGTTTACCAGCTATCATCTGATAAGCCATTCCTTCTATGCTGTTATTGTAGCCCTGTTTATAGAAATCAGGTAGCCAATCTTCAGGAATTATGCCATATAGCCTTTTTCTTTCATCCTCATGACCGCTAGGATCGTCTAAGCCTGAAAAGTCGAATCTAAAATCAGCTACTCTACTTTTAGGACTTCTTATTCCATATGATGGCATTATCTATAATATCGCCCTGTAGCGGCTTCCCGTCTTTTCATTCCAGCTTGCGATATTTTCTTTTGAGCCCCTAGGTTAGCTTGGGCTTTATTTAGAAGGTTTTCAATTTTTATTAACTCTTTTGCTTGATTTTCATTCAATCTTCCAATCCCTTGGAGTCGAGATAATATATTTTTTTTGCTAATCAGATTATCTATTTCATCTTTTAGTTGATCAATGTTTTTATATGATTCAGCCCTAGCTTCAGTTTCTTGTTTTTCTATTTCTTCAGCTGTGGGAATTAAGACTTCTTCATCACCCTTATCATCATCTTCTTCGCCCTCTTCCTCTTTTAGCATTCCAAATTTCTTTTTTATCTCATTTATATCATCCAATGGATTTGTAAGCCAAGTATCTCTAGCTTGTGGGTTATCCCATATCATTGAAATGTCCTCTTCAGAAAAAGGTGCAACCCCTTCAGGTACCGCTGGAGATTGGATAGAACTGACTGTTGCCATTCTCGCCTGAGATATAGCTCGTTCATAGCTTCCCATATTATAGCCATCTTTAAATCCACCCGCTGGATCTTTTTGCTCTTGGTTTATTTGTTCTACCGCAGTTTTAAATATCTCAGAATCTGTTACCTCTTTACTTGTTACATTATATTCCGCTTCTAATTCTTTAGCTTTTCGACTAAGCATTGCACTTGCCCCTGGAAAATGACTATCCAACTCTTCTGTGTGTAACCTTAAATATTCTCTGATTTTAAATGGATTGTTCTCTTGCATTAAATTTGATTTTATTGGCTCGATGCCCTCTTTTTCTATTCCACGGCTTTCAATATTATCAGCCAACATATTGTATGAATTTTTACCTGTGCTCTCTGCTAGTGCTCGATATTGCTTTACTTGCTCCTTATAATCATCTGCTATTTGTTGTATTGCAGTTACTTGCTCTCTTTCATTTTCATCGGCTTTTCTTTTTTCAAACTCCATCTTAGCAATTTGATTTCTCTCTTGAGCAATATCTAGTTGACCTTTTTGATATGTGCTTTGCTGATCTAGGCTATCTTGACGATATTGATTTAAATCATCATCCGCATCTCTTTTTTGCTGTAACGCTGCGTAGTCTAATTTTAGCTTTTCTTGCCTAGCTGTATCCGCTTTAGCCATTTGGGCTAATGGAACAATAGCGTCCCATATGCTCGTTGTATCTTCCTGAACAATAGGAACTCTTCCTATGCCTGTGTATTGTGAGTCTATTCCGTTTGCCATTTTTTATCTATTAACCTTTTTTCCTCCAGGACCTATGGTCATTTGACCTGTCTTTTGATATGGATCTGTTATTTTATATTGAGTAGCATATGCAGGCAATGATGGATCTTGTCCTGTCGCAGCAGCTTGAGCTTGGGCTTTTTGCTGTGCAATCATAGCGTCATATGCTGGACCTGTTAATTGATTATCTGGGTCCATTGCTCCTAATCCTGGATCTATTTGTTTTGAAGTGTCGCTTGGGCCTGTCATTGTAGAAGGATCTTGAGTCGCTGTAAGATCTGTTTGGGTCATTGCTTGTCCTGTCCCTGCACTTACTCCTGCTCCTGCTCCTGTACCTGCCATCCCAGCTCCAGACTGTTGTAATTGTAAAGCCCTATCATACATTGAAGATTGAGCTTTAGACAGAGCTTGTTGACCAGCCGCTACACGACCTGCTATTTGTTGTCTTACTCCGTACATTCCTCTTCCGTACTGAGATGCTAATTGATCAGCACTTAACTGTCTTCCTGATCTTGCTAATCCCAATGCTTGCTGTTGTGCACCTCCGCCTGCAAATCCTGATGCTCCACCAGCTTGTTGTGCCATCATTACATCTTGTAATAAACTTGCCCTTAAACCTTGTTTTGACTGTCCAGCCTGCTGTCTTAATTGAGATCTTTGTTCTCCCATCATACCAGCATAACCTTCCTCAGTCCCAGCTTTTTTCATCGCTTCACTAATAGGGTTAAAATATCCACCATATTTAGATGCATCAAATCCAAACTGAGAAGCTATATCTCCACCCGATGTTGCCCCTAATAAAGATTGCCCCGATGGAGAGGTTAATGCTTGTCCCTGTCCACCTCCAGTCATTGCTCCTCCTCCAGCTGTAGTACCTCCTCCTGGCGTTGAATATTCCGATGTTGACGTAACCGCTGGACCACCTGTTTGTGCAGAGTCTAACTGTACATTGCTTGGGTCAGTCGCCGTTTGTGCTTGAGCTCCTGTAGATGCTTGAGTGGCTCCCTGCATTCCTTCACCCTTTGAAACCCCTGCTGAAACTTGTCCCGCAGTTGCTGGCGATGTACCTGCTGACATTCCTAAATTTAATCCTGGACCTTCTCCACCATCTAGCTTTGCTGATACGCCCCCTCCAGTTGGTGCTCCTCCAGTTGCTATACCTCCACCCATTGTAGCAGTTGGGAACGCGCTTGATCCTCCCCCTGTTGCAGATGGGGTTGCAGGCGTTAAAGATGTTCCGCCTACAGTCTCTCTCACTCCCATTGCCTCGCCACCTAAACCGCCCTTACCCATTGATGGTTGAGCTGGTTGAGAGGGTTGTGCTGGTTGAGCTGGTTGAGCTGGTTGAGAGGGCTGTGCTGGTTGTGTTGGTTGAGAAGGGCCTCCTCCTACCGCCTGTGCCATACCTGCTCCAGCTAGTGATTGTCCCATACCTTCTCCACCCATTGGTTGAGTCATGCCTTTATTTTCGTCTGATGATAGGCTAGTGCTCGCATGAGTAACAGTTCCTTGTGGTATTCCTCCCGCTCCTTGAGTTGGCATTGTAAAAGAAGGTGGAAGTCCTGCTCCAGGACCTGTTGGTGGTCCACCCACTCCAGGGGACGTTCCAGGGGGTGTATAACCTACCCCTATTCCTGCTCCTGCTGTAGGTGGTGTAAATGCAGTACCTGCACTCGGTGCTCCCATACCTTGACCGTATGCAGCTCCTTCCGCCATACCTAATTGTGATATTCCAGCGGTTGGTTGAGTTTGACCTGTGAGAGGTGGTGGCATTGAGCCTTCACCTGCTGTTGCTCCTAATAAACTTTCTTTAAATGGTGGCATCCTTAACCTATAATTTTATTTGGATTAAAATGACCTATTTGACCAGACATTAACATACTTTCAACCATAGACCTTTTTGGCTTATTATAACTTTTAGAAACTTTCGATGCAGATCTATCAGTTAATGCTGTTTTTCTAACAGGGGATTGTTTCATATTATATAAAGCATTTAAAGCTTGGTTGTTCATCTTTGGTAAGAACGCCCTCCCTGAAGAAGTATCAATCTTATCTCCATGAATTATCTTGGAAATGTCGGTTTGAGGTCTCTTTGTTAACTCTAAACTACTTGGGACTTCTATGTTCCCAATACTAACTGGGTCTGGTAATCCAGTAGTTTTACCGCTTAAAACATCCCATACTGCCCCCATCCCCTTTTCTTTTGCTAATCCATATGAGCTTTTAGCAAGATTTAATAGGCTCTCGGCTTTAGGTGCTAATGCCTTTCCTGCCATATAGCCTCTTCCTGCATCCATTGCAGCATCCCAGAATCCATATTTACCCATTTTATCAACATTCTCAGTTAATCTAGATAAATCATCCTGTCTCATTTGTAAATTTTGAAGCCCTCTTTGAAGAAATTTTCCCTGTCCTGTATATCCCATCACATCTCCACCTTGTTGATACTCTTTAAATAACATACTCCTTGGGTGAATACCTGGGACCATACCGCCCTCTTCGCCAAATAACCAACCAAGAGCCGCCCCAGCAACATGACCAACCCCTGGAACAATAGATCCTCCTATTGTAGCTCCAGTAGCGGCTGAACTTATTTTCTTACCTTTCTTTGCAGCTTTCGCTTGCCTATCCGCCCCTCTTTGCCTTTCCTCTTGCGCGTGTTTAGATTGTGCTATTTGGGCGTCTAACTGAGCTTGTCTTTCAAATTCAATATCTCGTGACATTTCATATCCAGACCTTGAAAAGTCTGTTTGGAAGTCAGTCATTGCCATTTGTGGTGCATACATTTCGTATACATCAGAACTGATAGGAGCCACTGCTCCTTCTCCCTGTCCGAATTGTGGTTGTCTAGGCATAATATATTACTCCATTTAAATTTATGTCTGCCGACGGTAATAATAAACTATTAAGTTTCACTATTTTTATCCTCTATATAGACAAGCTTCTCACCAGAAAGGCTTTCAACAAGTCTTGCTAACTTTAACATATCTACATTAATTTTTTTATCTTCACTCTCTGAATAGTAAGCCCAAGCCATATCTTCAGACGGTCCCCCAACTAAACTAAAATTATGAGGAGATAGGGTTGTTATGTTGTCAGCCTCATCTCTAACTTTTAATTCTGAACTGCTCGATACATCCTCAGCGTATATAGCTATCCCATTTGTCTGAGTGGTAGGGGCGGAGGTTGTATTAGCCATATATATATTTTTATTCAGATATAGATCTTTCCACTTTTTAGCACTGGAACCTAAATCAGAAGCCGCATTGGAGATAGGTTGTAAGGTGTGAGTTTGCATTATTATACCGTCTAAGCTTGAAAGCGATTGAAGTTTCCAATCGTTTGAGCTCCTAGTAAACAAAGCTCTCCCTCCTGATGTAATTGTAAGGTCGTCGTCTTCTGTAGCGGCCCCAGAACTGTCATCGTCTAGCTCAATATAATATAAATCATCAGAGTCCATTACAAGGTCGTTGTTTCCAGAGGCATCGCCAAACTCAAATGTCCAATTTGCACTACCAGATTCAAGTATAACAATACAGGCATCAAAATGACCAGCGTCATCAATAATTATTTCATTTATCCTACAAGCTACATTCGCACGAACAAATGATCCAATTTCACCACCTTGGCTTCCGTCTAAATAAAGCTTTTCAGTCCCGCTCGGTATGTATTGGGTTATATTATTTGCATCAATAGTAATAATATTTTGACCAATAAGACCAGCTTGGACCACTCCCTTAAAAGTAATCCTAGAGGTTCCTGATGCGTCTATTTTCACAGCACTCATACCTTGATCAACTCTATTCATATCTGAAATTTTAGCCGTGTTAGAAGACTGATATCCTCCATCAAAAGATGTTAAAACCTTCCCTTTTCCATCGTCAAAGAAACTTAAAATATCACCTTCCTTGGCTTCGGTTTTTGGTATATCTGGTGCCCTGTTTTTGCTTGGGGTATTAAAAGAAGTTACCTGCTGAGACCTCTGCGTTGGTGTGCCTCTGCCGTATCTTTTATTCATCCCTGAAGTGTCTATTTTTATAAAGCCCATTAGGTTGCAGGTACCCTTCCGTATAACTCTCTATATTCAATAGATATATCGTTTATATTTATTTTACTAGCATTGCTAGTTGGTCCATTAAATCTTAATGTAATGCTTTGGCATTCTACAGGCGTTGTAAATGTGAACTTGTGGATTTCCCAACTTGCCGCCTGATCTAATGTGTTGTTTGCAATTGCAGTTGAACTATCACCGTCTACAGTTACAAAGCTTGTGCCTCCATTTGTGGAGTAGCTTAAAAAATTAGATACACCATTACTGTCAGAATGTTTATAAGTTATGTATATATTATACACTTTCTTTTTCTTGGCGGGTGAACCAAAGTCAATATCTTTTGTAACAAATAAAAAAGAACTAGATGTTTGGCTTCCTGACTGCCAAGATCTAATTGTTACCGTATTTGAAGCTTCAGATCCATATATCAATTCACCATTCCAATCGTAGTCAAAATTAGTGGCTAAAGCTCCGCTTGTAAGCCTATTCTTTCCAAACCAAAATGATTGGGTTTCCATATCGTATACGATAACATCTGACCCATTGCCCCCAAAATTTTGATCGTTAGCTCCAGAGCCACAATCTAAATTTATAATTATTTCTTTATCTTCTGGAGAATACCCAATAATGGAATTAGCAGTAATTAATTTACCCCACGCACTAAAGCCATAATCATCAGTACCGTGCCCATTTAATATTCTACCTTCTGATAATTCAGATATACCTCCCCCTTCTTGATATATAAAAAGACCATTGGAGTTTACCCAAGTTAGACCAAAATCTGTTTTAAATACAGCGGCTGGATGTATAAGCCCCATACCTTTATGCGTAGCCTCAAGATACCACCCAGAGGGACTTGGATTGGAAATATTTATTATATATAAATTGTCTTTTTTGTAGGCAAATAACCGTTCGCCAGCCGATTCGAGTTTAACGTATGGTTCTGCGTCCCCTTTAACTACATCTATAAACTGACTAGCGGGAAATATATCAGGTTTATTCACAGGTGAATACATTATCCTGTCCGCTTCTTGAGTTTGCTCTCCATCAGCTCCTGTCATTTTAACATTGGCAACAAACATTCTTCTGTTTGTAAAGATAGCTGACTTATATCCGTCGCCTGCGTTTCCAATTACGAGAGCTCCGTCACTACTCCTGTAGCCGTTTAAAGTGGCATAGGTATCTATGGGAGGATCCTGTATAACAATTACCGCATTGGCTGTAACGCTAGTAGCTTTAGTCCAATCAAGAAATATATCACCAAGCTTTGACCTAATCCCATAAGCGTGATCGTTTGAGCTTGACCCCGTTATATCTACATCAACCAATAAATTCCACTCACCCTGAGCAACCTTACTTAACCCAGAATCATAATACTTCCAATATATCCTGGCTCCAGTTATTCTCGCATCGTAACTTGTTCCACTTCCGCCAGCATCTGCGTATACAGTTACCTTCCAAGGTCTGTCTTCATTGACGTCGGCTGACCCTAGAGCAGTAGAGCATATATATGGAGCAGACTCTTGATTGCCATCATAAACAAAAGTATAGGCAAATATATAATTATCCTTTGTCCATGTCCCTGTCCCAGATGTTTGTGAATCTATTTGAAAATTAATAGCACCATCAGTATAGGTAGCAGAACTAACTAAGTTGCCACTAGCTGGTGCGGGAAGCGTATTGTTCCCAGCGTAAAACCCAGATCTATCTGTGTCTAACTGGTCCCTTTTAACGTACATATAATATTTAATTGTACTGGCGTTTGATAAGTTTGTATCAGCTACCCTTATGCCATTATTTATAGGTGTTATTATTGGTAAGCAATCTGTTTGATCGCTACTTATATCAACGCTTACAGTGGCCCAACTGTTATTGGTATAATCCCATAGGTTTAGTTCACCACTTTGGTCAACAACAGCAAGATAATGCTCACCTGTATTGGCTCCGCCTTCAGTCCAATCTAATTCAAAATGTTTAAATCCATAACCTGGACTATTGACGATGTCTGTACTCGCTAAAGTGTTCAATGCGTTATTAGACCCATCTTCATATGCGTTTACTTCGTTATCTAAGCCCCTTAAACCTCCACTACCATTGCCCATAGTACGGATAGAACCAACCCGATCGCCCATAACATCCTGTGCATAACCGAGTTGGTTATCCTGTATATCTCTAGGGTTAAACTGTGTGTTTATCCCGCCAGAAAAATCCCTTAATACTGCAATACTCCTTGGCATTACTTAGGATTCAATGCCTTTCTTAACTCAGCCACTATCTTATCGTCAGCTTCAGTTTCAGTCATATCGGCTACAATGTCGAGAATAAATAGAATGGTCTCTGTGACTCCGACCTTCCGAAGAACTTGTGCAATTGTCTTCTTAACTATCTTATTTGCCCAAGCGTTTAATTTAACCTTAGCCACATTACCCTCCGTTCTTAGCCTTGCCAAAATTAGCCCCTAGGAAATTCACCACATCCAGAATCATCTGGACGATCCTATCGTCGCTTTTATTTGGCGTCATTGAAGCTATAACTGCAAATCCACCCACAATTCCACCTACGGCAGAAAGTATTTGCATATAGTTGTTCATGACATAACTAATCATTTCGCTCATGTTAACTCCTTTGTTTATTTGAGTTCATACGATCAATGCTGTCCCCTATATCCATTTCAGAGAAACCAACTTGATCTTTCCTTATTGCAGTAGCCCATGCTCCGCCCTCCCTAACAATAGCGTAAGGGAGAGTAACAACCCTGTCTAATTTTCCACCTTTACAGGTTGAACATTTGCTGCCAACAAGTGGATCTTCAGAGGATTTCGTCATCATATTGGAATAGATATCCTCAAGATTCTTACACTTCTTGCATACATATTGGTATAAAGGCATTATTTATCCTGCAATTCTTTTTTAATCTTTATTATTATATATACTAATGTCGCTAAAGAAACGAGCATTTGCAATATCATTGGTAGGTTTACCCACCATATTCCGACGCCCACGACGCCATTCCCTATAGTTTTCAACGAATCAATCACTCCTACGATTTTCCATTTATTCTAGACACCGACCCTTTTATTTCCATGACGATATCGCCAAGATCGTTTAATTCTTCTACCGTTTTTTCATAACGTCTGTCACGAACCTCATCTGATCGGTTCCATCTATTTATGAGAGCTATAACCTTTTCATCTGTTTCATGTAATTTTTTCATTAAGGTTTTTTGTAGAAACATAATCTGACCAGCAAAAAGCGTGATCATAACTCCAACTACCCCCCACTCTTGTATATTAAAATCCGCCATTATCTTCTCTTCAGTCCTAATTTCTCCATTAAAGTTTTATTCTCAATTTCTAATTCTTCAGCATGATGTTCTAATTCTTCAACATGAGCCTTCTCCATATCATGCATTTTAGAGGTTAACACCACCAATTCTTCGTGCATATCTCCAATACTTCTATCCATACTTGCAAACTTCATCTGTATCTGATAGTATGCTGCTATCATCATAGAGATACCAATCATAGCCTTTATTAAGAATGCTATGCTGATATGTACTTGCGATTCTGAGTTTAACCCTTTATTCATGCCCATTGTTTATTCGTTGAGCATCAATATAAAATCTTTCAAAATCAATAGAGGTACTATCAAGTTGCATCTGTATTGTCATCAATAAAGAATCAACTTCAAACATTTC